ATTGCTACATTGACATGGATACTTGCATATGAAGAGGGCAATGGTAGAAATACTAAAGCAATCAAAACATCTCTATCAACTTTATTGAGTGATGAGTATCAGGACAAAGCACCTAAACTAGGATTCGTTCCTTTGAAAGGTGACATTCTTGATAAAGCAAGAGCAGCTGTTGACAAGATAGGAAAATAAGTATATAATCCTAGTATGATTGAATTGACTCTTACTTCACTTCTAATGTTCATGGGAGGAAACTTCTGTGAATATGCTAAAGAAGGGCATGATGATTACAAGTCATTATTAATGGCGTACAGTGATGCTAGTGCAGAGTATGGAGTAGAGGAAGTTAAGAAAGTGATTGAAAAGTCTGGAGATATTAAACTCCAAGCGAAAGCAGTTATCTTACTTAAGTGTCCTCAAGTCATTCTAAAGTGATATATAGTATACAACTAAAGAGACTCCCAATGGGGTCTCTTTTCTATTGGAATAAACTATGAACTATTACTTGAATTGTAAACCTAATAATTATACAGGTGATTACGATTTGATAACTTTAGACTTGCCAAGTGGTATGACTGATGATATAATGAAACATGTTAGACCTTTGGCAGAGGAATATAATAAATCTGAAACCAAAGTCCTAAAGGACATTATAAAAAATTCCATCTACGAAATCGAACGGAGAGAAAATGAGCGTAAGAATCGTAAGAACCAGAAATGGTGAAGACATTATCTGCGATCTTTATGAGGTAACAACTAAAGAGAAACCAGAAGACCCTGTTGCTTTTCAATTAAAGCATCCATATAATGTATGGTTAGAGGGTGTAGATAAACCTAGGGTTCTTATTGAAACCGATGCAGATCCAGAAGTTCAAAAACTTCCTGACCCCGAAATTCATTTCAGACCTTGGGCACCTTTATCAACTACAAAAACAATTATGATAAAGATGGATGAAGTCGTATCAGCATACGAAACATATCCAGAGGTCATCAAAAAGTACAATCAATTAGTGGAGGCAGACAGTGGAAGAGGAAATGCTACAACAACAGATCAAAGTGATCTTGTTGAAACAAAGGAAGGAGTACCTATTGGGGAAAGTGACGGAGCTGGACGAGGAGCCAAGCTTATTAATTGAAGGGTGCTTTGAAGTTATCTCTGAGTCAGAGATAAAACCATTCCCTTCTTTTACACAACAACGTGACGTTTTCTTGACATCTGATACAGTAATGACTATACTGGATCCTAGTCCTGTCTTGGTGGAGCTTTACAATAAACAGTGAGTAAGTTTTATACAAACATTCAACTTGCAGGGGATACAATCCTCTACAGGGGATATGAGGATGGAAACCCTGTGCAGTTTCGTGCTCATTTCTCTCCTACATTATATGTCTTGTCAAACAATAAGGAAAAGTTTACAACACTTGATGGAAGATATGTTTCCCCTGTTAAATTTCAAAAACCAAAAGAAGGTAGAGAGTTTATACGTCAGTATGATGGTGTAGAAGGGTTTGAAGTTCATGGATATGAACGTTTTGTTTATCAATATATTCGTCAAGAGTATCCTAATGAAGTTGACTATGATATTTCATTGATGAAATTATACTCAATGGATATTGAGGTTCAATGCGAAAACGGTTTCCCTGATGTAGAAGCAGCAGCAGAAGAAATGCTATCAATTACCATCAAAGATATGGTAAGTAAAAAGTTTTATATCTGGGCAGTAAAAGATTTTAATACGGATCACACTAAATTTATATTTGATACTGAACGTGAGATGTTAATGCATTTCATAGATTGGTGGGTAAAAAATACACCAGATATCTTGACAGGATGGAACGTAAACCTGTATGATGTACCATACATATGTCGTAGAGTAAAACGAATTTTAGGAACTAAGTGGATGAACTCCATTTCTCCTTGGAATCGTGCAAATGAAAGGGAGGTTTATGTCCAAGGACGCAAAAACTATGCTTATGATGTTAGTGGGATTAACATTCTTGACTACCTCGACCTTTATCGTAAGTTTACTTATAGTAACCAAGAATCCTATAGACTTGATCACATCGCTTTTGTCGAACTAGGAGAACGCAAATTAGATCACAGTGAGTATGAAAACTTTAAAGATTTTTATACTAGAGATTGGCAGAAGTTTATAGAATATAACATTCAAGATACTGAATTGATTGACCGTCTTGAAGAAAAGATGAAGTTACTTGATCTTGCCATAACTATGAGTTATGATGCTAAGGTTAATTTTGAAGATGTATATTCACAGGTTCGCATGTGGGATACAATGATCTATAATTATCTAACTGATAGAAACATTGTTGTGCCTCCTAAGAAAGGTGCTAAGAAAGATGAAAAGTATGCAGGTGCTTATGTTAAAGAACCGATTCCAGGAAAGTATGATTGGGTGGTTAGTTTTGACCTTAACTCTCTTTACCCTCATCTCATTATGCAATACAATATCTCTCCAGAAACCCTCTGGGAGACTAGACATACCAGTGCGAGCGTTGAAAGGATCTTAAATGAAGAGATAACCATCGAAGATGATGTATGTGTATGTGCTAATGGTGCACAGTATCGTAAAGATATACAAGGTTTCCTACCACAAATGATGCAAGTAATTTATGATGAACGTACGATTTATAAAAAGAAAATGCTCCAAGCGAAGCGGGACTATGAAGTTTCGCCAAGTGCCAAACTACAAAGAGATATTAGTAAATTCAATAACATCCAAATGGCTAGAAAGATACAGCTCAATTCAGCTTATGGAGCCGTTGGAAATCAATACTTTAGATATTACAACTTGGCTAATGCTGAGGCGATTACTCTTAGTGGGCAGGTTAGCATCCGTTGGATTGAACAAAGGATGAATAAATATCTAAATAAAATTCTTAAAACAGAAGGAGAAGATTATGTCATTGCTAGTGATACTGATTCTATCTACCTTCATCTGGGTCCTCTGGTCGAAACTGTATTTGCCAGTAGAGAAAAGGATGATAAGAGCATCGTGTCGTTCCTTGATAAGGTCTGTGAGGTGGAATTTGAAAAATATATTTCGTCTTCTTACCAAGCGTTGGCCAACTACGTAAATGCTTATGATCAAAAGATGTTTATGAAACGTGAGACCATTGCTAACAAAGGTATATGGACAGCGAAGAAAAGATATATGTTGAATGCATGGGATATAGAGGGAGTTAGATTTGCTGAACCTAAACTAAAAGTTATGGGTATTGAGGCAGTCAAGTCTAGTACACCTGGTGCATGTAGAGAGAAGATTAAAGAGTGTATAACTGTTATTATGAATGAGAGTGAAGAAGCAGCACAAGACTTTATTGCAGACTTTAGAGATAAATTCTCAACGTTACCTGTTGAGGACATATCATTTCCAAGAGGATGTAATGGGATAAATAAGTGGGCGAATCAATCTAGTATCTATAGTAAAGGAACACCTATACACGTGCGTGGAGCATTGTTATATAACTTTTACAATAAGAAAAATAACTTAACTCATAAGTATCCCCTCATACAAGATGGGGAAAAGATTAAGTTTGTTTATTTAAAGACACCTAATAAGTTTGGGGAAAACGTGGTGTCATTTTTAAATACATTTCCAAAGGAGTTTGGACTTGACAAACAGGTGGATTATGAGTTACAATTTGAGAAGAGTTTCCTTGACCCGATAAAGGTTATATTAGATACTATAGGTTGGAAGTCAGAAAAAGTAGCAAATTTGGAGTTTCTTTTCGGATGACCATTTACATAGTTGAATACAAAAAATCTTTTGGAGCAGGTGAGAATGCACAGGTAAAGGAATTCCATGATAAAGGTGAAGCGGAATGGTTTGAAAGATCCAAGAAGCGATCCAATCATATAACAAATTTGTATAAACGTTCCCCCTAAATGAATTTTCTAAAAGACATTGCTAAGGAGATTGACAATGAATATGCTTCACTGGTCAGTGACGGAGTATCAGCTGGTGACACAAGCGGTTTTATCGACACTGGTAGCCATATATTTAATGCTGTTGTCTCTGGGTCGATCTATGGTGGCATCCCAAGAAACAAAATCACTGCTCTTGCAGGAGAGTCTAGTACTGGTAAAACTTATTTTTGCCTTGGTATTGTTCAACATTTCCTTGAGTCTGATCCCGATTCTGGTGTTATCTACTTCGAGTCGGAGTCTGCCCTTTCTAAGGAGTTAATTGAAAGTAGAAGTATAGATTCTTCTCGTATGTTAATTGTTCCTATTACTACTGTTCAAGAGTTTAGGACACAAGCAATAAGAATTCTAGATAAATATCTACAACAAGATGATCGCAAACCCCTAATGTTTGTTCTTGACTCTCTTGGTATGCTCAGTACCACCAAGGAGATTGAGGACAGTGAAGCAGGTAAAGAGACACGAGATATGACTCGTGCTCAGATAGTGAAATCTATATTCAGAGTCCTTACTCTTAAATTAGGTAAGGCGAATGTTCCCCTTATAGTCACAAACCATACATACGATGTTGTCGGATCTTATATCCCTACTAAAGAAATGGGAGGCGGTAGCGGTCTCAAATATGCCGCGAGTACAATCATTTATCTTTCTAAGAAAAAAGAAAAGGATAAGACAGAAGTTGTTGGTAACCTTATTAAAGCTAAGACGGCTAAATCAAGACTCACCAAAGAAAACTCCGAGATAACAACTAGACTCTTCTATGATGAACGAGGTCTAGACAGATACTATGGTTTACTTGAATTAGGAGAAAAGTATGGAGTTTTTGAACGCAAAGGAAATAGGATTATTGTTGGTGATAGTACTGTATATCCTTCTGCAATACTTAAGGATCCAGAAACGTATTTCACCTCCGAAATAATGGAAAAACTAGACGAATCTGCTTCCAAAGAGTTTGGTTATGGCAACTAGATTATCTGATTATATTAAGACATATGATGACAAACTTGATAATGATTTTTGTGAAACTATCATCAAAACATTTCATGAATCCGACAGCATATATGTTGATCGAGAGCAGCGACCAACTTTCCGAGAGTTAAATATATCAGAAAGGTATTTGAATAAAGATCCTAAATGGATGTCTATTCAAGCAAGACTATCTGACATCTTAACTGTAAGTGCTAAAAGTTATATTAATTATTTGGATGTAGGAGCTGACTTCCCTGCTCAATATGGGTTTGAACAGTTCCGTATGAAGATGTATGATAATAATGGTAAAGATCAATTTAAAGATCATGTTGATGTTGGAGACCATGCTTCTGCCAAACGTTTTCTAGTTATGTTTTTATATCTAAATGATGTGGAAGAAGGAGGAGAAACAAATTTTCCTAACTTAAACGTTGCAATAAAACCGAAGTGTGGTAGAATACTTTTATTCCCTGCCAACTGGCAGTATAGACACTCAGGACTACCACCAGTATCATCTAAAAAATATATTGTTGGTTCGTATTTACATTACACATGAATCTAGAACTTACCATACTTAGTAATCTAATATCAAATGAGGAGTATACCCGAAAGGTATTACCTTTTTTGAAATCAGATTATTTTAATGTACGATCTTATAAGATAATCTTTGCTGAGATTCATGAATACATTACAAATTACAATGCACTCCCCTCTCTGAATGCATTAAGTATTGAGTGTCAAGAGAGGACTGATCTAACTGAGGATCAGTTTAAAGATATTATGGAGGTTTTACGTGAGTTATCCGATGAGAAAGCAGAACTGGATTGGATCCTGGATTCTACGGAGAAATGGTGTCAGGAGAGAGCGATTTATCTATCTCTTATGGAGTCAGTTAAGATCGCTGATGGGCAAGATGATAAAAGGGATAAAGGGGCTATTCCACAAATACTAAGTGATGCATTAGGTGTTTCCTTTGACCAAAATGTAGGTCATGATTACTTACAAAACTACGAAGAAAGATACGACTTCTACCATAAGACTGAGGAAAAGATTCCTTTTGACTTGGAGTTCTTCAACAAGATTACAAAGGGTGGTCTTCCTAACAAGACTCTCAACGTTGCTCTTGCAGGGACTGGTGTGGGTAAGTCTCTTTTTATGTGCCATGTCGCTAGTAGTTGTTTGCTCCAAGGTAAGAACGTTCTCTACATTACTATGGAAATGGCAGAAGAAAAAATTGCCGAAAGAATAGATGCTAATCTACTGAACGTTCCTATTCAGAAATTACATGACTTACCAAGAGTAATGTATGAGAATAAAATATCTGCATTGAGTAAGAAGACTCAAGGTAAATTAATTATTAAAGAATATCCTACAGCGTCAGCACATGTAGGACATTTCAAGTCATTATTAAATGAATTAGAACTAAAAAGAAATATTAATCCAGATATTATATTCATAGACTATCTAAATATATGTGCCTCCCAGAGGTATAAAGGATCTATAGTAAACTCGTATACCTATGTTAAAGCGATTGCAGAAGAACTCCGTGGTCTTGCAGTTGAAACTAATGTACCTATCGTCACCGCTACTCAGACGACTCGTTCTGGCTTTGGGAGTAGTGATGTTGATCTTACTGATACAAGCGAAAGTTTTGGGCTTCCCGCAACTGCTGATCTTATGTTTGCTCTTATTTCTACGGAGGAAT